TTATGGCTAAAACTGAAACCTACTACATCGCTTGTTTTATATTCTTCTAATAGGTTCATTACGTTCTGCTGTTTGCGATTTGTTGTACACATAGTAGAGGATTAATTTGATACCGTCAACTCTTCATTGGTGTTTATTTGATGTTTTTTAAGTGTTGCATTACAAGATAATGTTCGATACTATAGGCGCAACTTAATTAATTAACGGGAGTATTAAATGCCAAGACTAGCATCGGGGCCATGTTCAGTAGTTCAAAAAGAGCACGTATTATACGAGGCCGCTCGACTTTCGGCAGAGAAGGGTAGAGCGGTCTCACAGAATGAAGTACTGCTAAACTTAATAGATAAAGATATTAAATTAAAGAATAAAAAGGTGAAATCATGAAATGGTTGATGTACGAGCAGTTTAATTTTGTGGATGTGGTTTTACTAATTTGGATAAGTAGAGCTATTTCTGATGGGCATTATGTATTTGCTGCCGTTACATTTTCCTTTTTTACTATTATGGCTTTTATTTCACGCCGCAACCAAGCCGCTAGGGGAGAATGATTGTGAGCGCTGATTTAACTATTCAGGATGTTATTACGGCAATGAGTTCAAGCATTGTTGTCGCCAGCAGTATTAATTCAAGAAGCCATGAGAAGAAAAGTTTAAGCTTTTCCCCTTTAGATGGCGATTACCGAGTGAATTACTTAAATGGAAAGCGTGAAACTAGAGCTTCTTACAGCCGCAATGAGCTAGAGGAAGCAGTTGAGTTTTATAATAGTTTTCGCATTTAACATAACAACCATTAGTGGAGAATAATATGAAATGGTTTAACCAGTTCAACACTTTAATAACAGGTCTAGCAGTAGTAATATTTATACTGCTAATAATTGTCGGTTACGGCATTTCACGCGCTACAGGATTTATATTATGAGCTTATTCAGCCCCGAGGCATTACTAACTAAAATGTGCGATTCTGGAATATGCACAGCACCTAAACCGCTTATTAATTTCAAACGAGTACCAGCCAATGAGGACGGTCACAGCGATACATGCAAGACTTGCACTACGCTAGCAAAGCAAGGCATTGAAGCGCGTGACTTAACTGTAAGACGCATTAGACGCGAGAACTACTACAAGCTTAAAGAAAGCAAAGAGCTTGCGGCTGATATCAACCATTTGAAGTATGCGAAGATTTAAGGGTATATTATGAAAAGAGAATATATAGCGTTATTATTGTTAAGAATGCTTACAAAACAGCACTACAGAAATAAGAGTGAAAAGGCTTACCTAGTAGAGCAAGATTATATTACGGAAAAGAATTTTGTGACTAAAAAAGGAAAAAATCTTTGTTTTAATTATTACACTAAAAATAACCTTAAGACTTAGGGTGATTAACACAATAAACATTAGAGGGTAGGGTTATGCAACATATAATTAATCTAAAGGATTTTAAAGACTTTACATTTGAAACAACGATTGCTGGCTCAACTGATGACAATAAACGTCTTGATTACGCTGGATTTATTAACGATGGTGAGGTGGCAAACTATTTCAGGGTATATGAAAATAAGGATCTAGTGCATATTAGCAAAAATTTAAAGACAGCTATTGAACGATACAATAGCATAAAGGGGTAGAGCTATGGGTATAGCATGTAGTAAATGCGGAGAGTATGTAGAGGCACTTCCAATACATAAATGCAGAAATATTGGTGTAAAAGGCTGCTTCTCTTGCGATAAAGAATTTATATTACAAGATCACAATGATAGGGATGAAGGCTATTTCTGTGATGATTGCTTAGATAATAAATAGCTTGCAAAGTAGGCGCAGTAGTAATAAGATAATTTACCGACTTAAGGTAATCAGCAAGACAAGCCAAGAACTAAACCATCTTGGTTTTTTTTCGTCTAAGTTTTAATAAAGTCAACGTATTGTTGAAAGTAGTTGTTTAGTATAGTAAAATAGTAAATGTAGTAAGGCTGTGGTGGTCTTTAGAAATGATTAAAGTATGGTTAAGGGTTATTCAATAACAGGTCAGAGGCGCGGATTCACCGTACTCCTGATCAGCCTTCACCAACTGGCTTGTTATTAAATAGCCCTTTTTTGTGCCTGTAATTCAGTAGTTACTATGATTTAAAACACTGAAGAACGCTGCTTTATAGGCACACCCTTTCTAAAGCATGAGTCTATATTGTTAAGAGGTTGGCGAAACGGTAGACGCGGCATATAGTGTCGTAGATAGGGCATAGTACGGTGCCTCCTACAATTGCAGGTTCGAATCCTGCACCTCTTACCAATATAGACTCCCCTCCCCACCTTATTGCTCGGTATATATTTGATGCAGTAAAGGTTTACACCGAACAAAACGAAACCTATCTCAAACCTTAAACGATAATAGGCAAATTAAGCCACCTTAAAGCAATTGCACCAGCCAACCAGTGGAAACACTCAAGGCAAAGTCTAACTTCGGTTAGGTGGATGATAGGGGTGTATGTAGTTGCGATGTATCTCACGCGCTGCATTAAACAGAGCCTTCATGTGACAGAAAGCCTTTTATGGCAGGTCAGACCCGTAAGTCTATAAACTATGCTCTGATAAGAATTGTTTTAAGATTGATACGATAAATAACAAGTTAAGCTAAGGTGATCCAATAGGTCACTAAGAGCCTATCTTAGACCCCTTATAACTAAACAAAGGTAAATAATATGTCTGATAACTTTCGAATAAAGAATGCTATTTTCTGGGCAGTACTTGCAGCAATTCTTTTCATTGTTAACTCATTTTCGGTGGAGAAAGATTCGGCACTGACTATTCAAATGACTCTGTATCTGCTGATTAGTCAAATATCAATGCTAAGCATTAAAAATAAAGGTAAATGATATGAGAGAAGAAAAACAGACTGGTGTGACCGAGGTCTTAATTCATGTAGCTATCGTATTTTTTGTTTTGTGGTGCGTTTATATAATAATTGACTCTTAACCCCTTGCAAAGAACAAATAACCCATATAGTATGTATGGCACAATACAGCAAAGGACATACACATGAAGATTAAAGCCACGTACCGCCTAGATTCAGAATTACTAGACAAGATACATTCAGCAGCAGAAGAAGAGGGGCGCACCCATACATGGTGCGTCTCTACCGCGTTAAATCAGTATTTCAATAAACCCACTGGGATAGTTAGCGAGAAAAAGCCAGCGGCTAAAAAGGCAGTAGCCGTAGTAGTAGAGAATATCGACTATTCAATATTAAACCTCTCGCATTGTTATCTTGACGAGATTAAGCGGATAAGAACAAAAAACGCTTCATCTGCGAAAACGGCGAAAATGACACAGCGAATCGTAAACGCATTAGCAAAAGAGTTTGGCAAGTCGTACGGCCTTGGATTTACTATTGATCAAATACTTGATGAGTGGGAGTCGCGAGGCTGGAAGTCGTTTAAGGCTGAATGGATGAAACCAAGCAAGCAGCATGGCCACACTATTGAACACGACAGCACGCGAACACGTGACCAGCCTATATCAAAGCAGCTAACAGATAATTCATGGGCTAATTAACAACACAACAACAACGATTGATAGATAAGGGGTGGGTGAAATGAGTAACTTAACAGTAGATTTATTGGATGACACCTCAATAAGGCTGGCTTTAGATATCCTACATAAGTTAATAAAGCTTGAAACAATAACGGAAGAGACTTCAGATATTCACATGCTAGGGCTTAGTGCTAGAGCTGGGAGCGTAATGAAATATGGTGGGATTAATACGATAAGCGAATTGTGCAGCATGAAGCGGTACGAAATAACTAAGTTACCTAGCGCGGGGAAAAAAACCTTAAGCGAGATTGACGAGGCGTTAGCAGCTATTGGACTAAGATTAAAATAGATCATGGAGTAAGTAATGAACCAGAAAATACAAGTTAAGCAACACTTAGAGGCTGGGTTCAAGATTACCAGCTTAGATGCACGTGAGACGCTAGGAATACTTGACCTGCCCAAAAGAATGAGCGAGTTGAGAGAAGTGGGCTTTGAGTTCAAAGATCGCTGGAAACGGGTTAAAACGCGCTTTGGTGGCTACACTAGAGTTAAAGAATATTATTTATAGGGGGATTTATGATTAAGAAAATTAAGGAATGGATATTTGGCAGGCAAAAAAACAAAAATACGCACTGTCGGGAATGCGGGGGAAAAGCAGATATAGAGAGTGGTTGCTATTGTGATGGCTGCTTAAGTAAATATTTATAACTAATAGGGTGTAACAATGAAAGTGAGGTTAGATGTAGATATTTATAGTTTTACCGTTGTCATAGTTACTACATTTGAGGAATTTAAAAAGTTACACAAAGCCGCAGACAAAGAAAATCTTTTCTGCACGTCTGAATGTGGTCAGTATATTTATGTTTTAGTTAGTGATGAATGGGGTGATTTTTATAACCACTTATTTATTCAGTGTATGTCCCATGAGTTAAATCATGCTGCAATGTGCCTACTTAATCATATCGGCGTTAATTATGATTATGAGAATCAAGAGGCTCTATGCTATTTGCAGGATTTCCTAATGGCTGGATTTTTTAAGGCAGTAGAAAAATATAACACTACACAGAAGAGGTAACAATGAAAGGCAAAAAAGAAACATTAGATTGTATTGCTAATTTTTTCGCTGAGAACGCCCGTTATCCAATACGTAGAGAGATAGCAGAAATACTAGGCGTTACTACAGGTTGCGTGTCAACTCGGCTTGAGAGGCTTAAAACTATGGGTTTAATCGAGCATTACGATAGCAAGATACAAGCAGTTCTGCATATACCGACATTTGCAGAGAAAAAACAAAAAATAAATTGGTATTCAATGTCAATACTAAAAACAGCATAGAGGATAAATAATGTCAAAAGCAATGTGTGCAAGAGAGAAAACGCTAAAAGCAATCACCAAATACTACGAGGTTAACGCGTGCTGGCCGTCGAATAGATGGCTTGGTACTCAGATGGGGATAAAAACGACAGCGTTAAAAACCAATCTAAGAACGCTAGCGGCTGCGGGAAGCATTGAATTGGATGTAGAGCTGCAAATTATCGGATCGGCAAGCGTGCGTAAAAACTGGATGACTATGCCATTGGTGGGGAATGCAGCATGAGCAATGAAAACAGTGAGCATGTAGAAAGAATTTTAAAGTTGTACGAAATAACAATAGCGGAGTATTTGCTTGGCCAAGGGGTTAGCGAAGCAGAGTTTCGCAGTAGATACGGTAAAAGGGCAGTATAAATATATTTAACGAAATACGATAACAATACTTGTATAGTGCCGAGTCTCGTGTATAATTCTTTACATCAACTACAGAAACAGCGAGAAATAAAATGAAAACAATAAGCACTGGAAACAATGAAACTCTTTCAAAAGGTATTAGTAAGAATAGGGATGGTACTTTTACAGCTATGACATTTAGCCAAAGCAAGACGTTTAAAACATTATCCGGAGCAAACAAATGGATGGCGAAAAAGACAGCTTAATCCGTAGTTGTTGCCCATCGCCTTCTCATAGGGATTTGAGCAACGGCATTGGGCAAAATAGGCATATAATTTGCGGCAACTGCTTTTCTCACTGGTACAAAGAAAGATATTGGAATGCAAGAGAGTGGGAAGAGTGGGTTAGTGGTTATGATTACAGTGACAACGAAAGCATAAAAGAGAGTTAATAGTGATATGACAGCAGCAAAGAAAGCAAAATTAATGGGATTAAAGAATCTAAAACAGGCCGTAGATATGGGCTGGGCAAGATCAACGCTTGTCGATATGCACAACAATAAGCCTGAGCGGTTTGAGATTGTGATGCTTGGATGCCTTGCCAAGCAAGATATTCTATTTCATGAGCAGATGCGTAAAGCGGTAAAGTGATGCAGGGTCAATACAGTGTGGTCAATAGCGCCCTATCATTAAAAAATGTAATTGCAGATATTACAGCAGCATTTTTACAAGATAAGTGGCTTAGAATAAAGATTGACAGCGGCAAGCGTACACTGTCACAGAACGCGCTTAAATCGGTATGGTACAAAGATATAGCTGATTTTAGGGGTGACGTGACGAGTAAAGACGTGGAAAGAGAGTG